CAGTTCCAGAACGTGTCGATTCCCACAACCACTACAACAGCGGCTGTGACTTTCTTCAATTCGGCTGGTACTGTGTCACCACAAAACATCATCATGCACCGCAATGCGTTCACGATGGCTTGTTGTGATCTTGAATTGCCAGAGGGAGTCCACTTTGCTGGCCGCGCTTCTGACAAAGAAATCGGGCTGTCCATGCGTGTAGTACGTCAGTATACAATTAACAACGATTCCATCCCAACAAGGTTGGATGTACTCTATGGTTGGGCCCCACTCTACCCAGAGTTGGCTTGCCGCGTAGCCGCCTAATGGTCATGGGGGGTTTAAACGCCCCCCGTCATTAACTTAATTTAAGGAAACATATCATGGCAAATCCCGGCCCATCAAGTACCACAACGATTCACCCAAGTAATTTGGCATCTAACCAAGCAATTCGTCTTTTAGGCGTTGCAACTGGTGTGAGCGTCAATGCAACTGGTGATCAAGCGGTCATTGCAATCAACAATTCCACAAACTACTCTGTTAGCAACGTGGTTTTCACTAACGCTTCAATTTCATTATCCTCTGCCGCGGCTGGTCTGTTTACAGCCCCTAGCGCTGGCGGTACTGGAATTGTTGCTAATGCGGCTTTGTCAGGATTGACAGCCTCAACAGTAGTGTCACAACGCACCGTTGCATCTACCGCAATTCAATCAGCCCAAAACCTGTATTTGAATGTCGGTACTGCTCAAGGCGCGGCCGCCACAATGGACGTTTATGTCTATGGCTACGACTTCAGCACATTCAGCTAAATCCTGATGTGATGTAAGAAAGAGCCACTCTTAACAGGGGTGGCTTTTTCTTTATTTGGCGTTACAATTTAATCATTCTCTAAAGGAATTATCATGCCCTCTACGACTATTACCCGTGGCAATGCTTTGCAAACATTTTATGTTGGCCCGTCTTTAACCCCTGCCGCGGTTGCCACAGCTACCACAGCGGCTCAAACATTCACCGTTCCCGGTCTTTTGTCAACAGATTACGTCATGGTATCTTGTCAAGCGGCTCAAACTGCGGGTGTTTTTATTGCTGACGCACGTTGTTCTGCTGACAATACATTAAGCATCCAATTTGGAAATGTCACCGCGGGATCATTAACCCCTACCGCTGGCACATACATTGTGGATGTGATTCGTTTTGAAGGCCCATTACCCACAACGGCTGGTTAATCATGTCTAATACAACGGTCTTACGTCCCGTAGGAGTTACAACCGCTATTTCGGTGGGTGCAACTTCTACTGCCGCAACGCTGATTACTGCAAGCACCAATGACCAAGTTAACTACGCCTCTTTCATCAACACGGGTGCTACCTATGTTGCTGTAAACCTTGGCAATGCTAACGTGGGTGTGGCTGTTTTGCCCGTCAGCGCATCAACCACAGGGAACTTTGTGTTACCCGCTTCAATGACAGTTCCAATTGTCTTGGCAGTACCCGCAAGCCCTTATTACGTCCGCATGATTGGTTCGGCCGCTGGCCCATCAATCGTTTATGTGACCCCTGTTGGCGATCAAAGCTAAAGGAAAAAACCCATGTCAAGCGCTAATTCTGTTGCAAACACATCTTCTACAAACATAGTCCCTGTGCAAGCTGAGTTTAATTCAGCAGGCGTTTGCGTGGGTTTAGTTGGGCCGGGCGGGGCTTACTTTAGCCCCCCTCTAACTGGCTCAACCATTGATAACACCGTCATTGGCGGCACAACCCCCGCGGCTGTAACGGGAACAAACATTCTTGCGTCAAGCGAAATTGGTTACAACGCAACGGCTCAAGGGACTGTTACCCAAGCAACTAGCAAAGCCACAGGCGTGACTTTGAATAAGTCTAGTGGTCAGATCACCATGAATGCCGCTTCATTGGCGGCTGGCACAACGGTTTTGTTTACTTTGACAAACAGCACAATAACCGCCAAAGACGTTTTAATTGTGAATGTGGGTAGCGGTGGCACTTCAGGCGCTTACTGGCCTTACGTTGCTAACGTAGCCGCTGGAACTGCTGTCATTGGTGTTTACAACAATACGGCTGGCGCTTTGGCTGAAGCCATTGTGGTCAATTACGCAATCATTCACAGCGCATAAACCATGACAAGCCCATCAAACTCAGACGTTCAGAATATATTGCCCGTACAGGCATATTTTTCTGTTGATGGCGCATTTCAGACATTTATTGGTCAGGGTCAGCCTTTTACGGCAACGATTAGCCCTAATCAATCTGGTCTAAACATTACAAACAGCACAATCAATAGCACGACTATTGGTGCGACAACACCGTCAACCGCGGCATTTACTAGCGCATCGGTAACAGCCGTTCCTGTAAGTGGTAATGATGTTGTTAACAAAACGTATCTTGAATTTTTTGCGGCTGGCATTTCTTGGAAACAGCCAGTTCTTTGTGGAACAACCGCAAACATTACATTGTCTGGATTGCAAACAATAGATGGCGTAACTGTTGTTGCTGGTAATAGAGTGTTGGTTAAAAACCAAACAACTACATCACAAAATGGCATTTATCTAGCTTCTGCTACGGCATGGTCAAGAGCGCCTGATGCAGACACATGGGATGAATTAGTTTCTGCTTTGGTGTTTGTAGAATCTGGAACTACTTTGGCGGGTTCTGCGTGGTACTGTACGGTTCAAAGGGGCGGCACTCTTGGCACAACCGCGGTTGTTTGGTCAAACTTTTCTGTTGCCGCTACATACACAGCGGGAACTGGTTTAACGCTTTCCTCATACCAATTTAGCATTACTAACACAGGCGTTACAGCCGCGGCTTACGGGTCAGCTTCTAAGACTTTGACAGCCACAGTCAACGCACAAGGTCAATTAACTGTTCTTGCTGATACAAACATTGCCATTACTAACGCCCAAGTATCGGGTTTGGGAACAATGTCAACGCAAGATGCCAATTCAGTAACGATTACTGGTGGCACAATTAACGGCACGACAATTGGCGGCTCTACTGCCGCGGCTGTTACAGGCACAACAATTACAGCTAACACGCAGTTTACAGGCGCTGGAACGGGCTTAACGGGTACTGCAACAAGTTTATCCATTGGTGGCAATGCCGCTACAGCCACAAGCGCTACAACGGCTACAAACCTTGCTGGTGGTGCAACTGGTTCTGTGCCTTATCAAAGCGCATCATCAACCACAGCGTTATTGCCAGCAGGGTCTAACGGTCAAGTTCTTACTTTAGCGGCTGGCATTCCATCATGGGCAACCCCCACAACAGGAACTGTAACGTCTGTTGCTCAATCATTTACTGGTGGTTTAATTTCTGTAGGCGGTTCGCCTATTACAACATCAGGCACATTGGCTTTAACTGTTGCTGGAACAAGTGGCGGCATTCCATATTTTTCAAGTGGAACGACATGGGCAACTTCTGCGGCTTTGGCGGCTAGTGCTTTGGTCATTGGTGGTGGTGCGGGTGTAGCCCCATCTACCACTACGACAGGCACAGGCGTGGTCACGGCTCTTGGGGTCAATACAGGCACAGCCGGGGCTTTTGTGGTCAATGGTGGTGCTTTGGGTACACCATCAGGCGGCACAGTCACAAACTTGACGGGTACAGCGTCAATCAATATCAATGGAACTGTGGGTGGATCAACCCCTGCCGCTGGCGCATTCACCACTTTGTCAAGCACTTCTACATTTTCTGCTAATGGCTCTGTTGGCACAAACGGTCAAGTCTTGACTTCTGCGGGTGCGGCTTCCCCTGCTGTTTGGTCAACCCCTGCGGGTGGTTTATCCATTGTTGACGATACAACCACAAATGCCACACGTTATTTGGTGTTTACTAGCGCCACATCAGGTTCTGTTTCAACACAAAACGTAAGTTCAACAAAACTTCAATTTAACCCAAGCACAGGCGCTTTTACCGCCAACCAGCTAATTATTGCACCGTAAAGGAAAATCATGGGACAGTTAACTTTTCAAGCAACACTAGGCGGTGCGGTCAATTTGATTGGCCCTAACACCGCGGTAACTACAAATTTAACATTACCCTCTGCTGATGGCACAACTGGTCAGCCACTACAAACTAATGGTTCTGGCACATTAAGTTTTGCAACCTTGCCTGTTGTTGGTGGCGGTACGGGCGTAACCACTTCAACGGGTTCAGGCGCAAATGTTTTGTCCACTAGCCCCACTTTGGTAACTCCTATTTTGGGAACGCCAACATCAGGAACTTTGACAAACGCAACAGGTTTGCCTTTGACTACGGGCGTAACAGGAACTTTGCCTATCGCAAACGGTGGAACAAACTCAACTGCTACACCTACTGCTGGTGGTGTTGGTTATGGAACGGGAACTGCTAATGCTTATTCAGCCGCAGGGACTTCAGGTCAATTTTTACAAAGTAATGGTGCGTCTGCGCCTAGTTGGGCGGCTGTTGGTGCAAGTGCATTGGTTTATGTTTCGCAAGTTGTTGCAAGTAGTAGTTCAACTGTTAGTTTTACAGGCTTAACTGCTTACGACAATTACATGGTTGTGTTTTCAAAAGTGTTTCCAAGTAATACGGGAGTAACATTTCAATTGGTTACAAGCGTAGATAATGGCTCAAATTACGCTACTGGAAGTTATAAATATGGTGTGTATTTTACAGGTTCTAATACCGCTACTCCCGGTGGTCGAGCATCTGCAAGTAGCGGTTCCATCCTACTTTCCCCAAATGATATGAGTTCAGCACAAGCTAGTAGTCAAATTAGCGGTCAAGTTATTTTAAATTTAAAAAATGGTTCTAGTTATGATTTTTTTGCATACGGGAATGGTGCGGCAATAGATGAAAATCCTGTTTCTTATGGTATGGGATTTGGAGGAACTAGACTTGAAACATCAGCAACTAATGCAATTCGTTTTAAATTTAGTTCTGGAAGCATGGTAACAGGCACATTCCGTTTGTACGGCATTGTTAATAGTTAAGGAATAATCATGGCAAGAAATCACGCAACACCCGAAGGCATTATTCCATTTACTGCTGAAGAAGAAGCGGAATGGGATGCAATGGAAGCCGCTTATGCCGCTAATGCCGACACTCGCAAAGCCGCACAAATTCGTGAAGAACGCAATGCAAAATTAGCCGCAACGGATTGGACACAAGCCTCGGATGTGCCGCAAGCCGTAAAAGATAGCTATGCGCCTTATCGCCAAGCATTAAGGGATGTGCCAACACAATCAGGCTTTCCTAATCAAGTTGTTTGGCCTACTCAGCCATGAGATTTGTTTGGAAAATCCTTGAATTAAAAGGTGATGACAAAGCTATTTATCAAGCTAGGTATCAACTTTCATTGATTGAGGATGATTTAAGAATTGACACAGAAGGCTATTGGGATTTTGACGCTAAAAAAGCAACAGTTCCAACAACCCAAGTGACTGAGGAAATGGTTGCAAATTGGATTGATCAAGGCACTACCCAAGACGGTGTAAGTAGCATAAAATCAAGGCTAATAGAGCAACTTGAATCTGTCAAAAAACAACAAAAAATTGCTTTGCCTTGGAAGCCGCCCACATTTAAGTTAAGTTAAGGAATCACTATGGCTGTGCCTTATGACATTGTTAGCAGAGCGCTAAAAGACATTGGTGCATTGGAAGCTGGTGAAACTCCTACTCCAGACGCGGCTTTAGATGCGTTTGAGATGATGAATGACATGATTGACCAATGGTCAAACGAAAACATGATGGTTTTCAATGTCACAGAAATTATTTGCCCTGTTATTGCTGGTCAAGTTCAATACACAATTGGCCCTAACCCATCAACTTTAAACTTTATTGGGGCATCGTTTACAGGCTCAATTTCAGGCAACATTTTGACCGTCACAGGAATTTTGTCTGGTGCTTTGGCTCAAGGTCAGACTTTAAGTGGCACAGGCATTACAGCGGGAACAAAGATAACGCAGTTTTTGACGGGTGCTGGTGGCAACATCAATGAGGAAGGCACTTACCAAGTCAACATCAATCAGACTGTTGCATCAACAACCATCACCGCTTATTACCAAAAGCCTTTAAACCTTGATTCAGCTTTTGTTAGGGTAAATACCACATCTAATAATCAGCCAATTACGGGTGGCGGTTTAGATTACCCAATGTCAGTTTTGGCATTGCAAGATTACGAAATGATTGGACTGAAAACGCTAAATGGCCCGTGGCCTAAAGCGGTTTACTTCAATGCTGGCGCAGACTCAGGCAACTTGTTTATTTGGCCCAGCCCATCACAGGGTGAACTGCACTTGTTTGCCAACACTTTGTTTAGCCGTTATGACTCAATGTATGAGGACATAGCGCTTCCACAAGGCTACGCAATGTGCCTTAGATGGTGTTTGGCAGAGCGTTTGATGCCTATGTACGGCAAAGCATCACCAACGCAAATAACGATGATTCAGACCTTTGCAGGGCAAGCTAAAGCTACTATTAAACGCACCAACATGGCCCCGCTTGCTGTGGCACGTTACCCCGATTCTTTGTTAACGGGTAAAGCCAAAGATGCGGGTTTTATTCTTACTGGCGGCTTTATTTAAGGGGCTACCATGCCAGATTTTGCTTTTGTTGGCGCATCGTATGAAGCACCAAGCATTTATCAAGATGCTCAAGAGTGCATTAATTTTTTTCCAGAAGTTGATCCTGTAAAGCAACAGGGTGAGCGCGGGGTGATTGCGCTTTATCCAACACCGGGTCTGACGTTAAAAACACTTCTGCTTAATTTGGAAGAAGTGCGTGGACTTCATGCTGTTTCTGGTGGTGAGCAACTTATTGCTGTGTGTGGGTCTTATGTCTATGCGCTTACAGCTAATTTTGTTCCCGCAGTTATTGGACAACTTAATTCCAGTACAGGAATAGTGCGGATTACAGACAACGGCATCAATGTTTATATTGTGGACGGGGCTTATCGTTACACATGGTATATATCAAGCCCTGCGTCTGCCGTGTTTACGGGTTCTACAAGCGGCACAACATTAACTGTTGCAAGCGTTTCTAGTGGCACGATTGCTATTGGTCAATCTTTATATGGTATTGGCGTATTGTCTCAAACCGTCATTACTGCGCTTGGCACAGGAACTGGCGGGATTGGTACATACACAATTAACAGAAGTCAAACTGTTGCAAATTCAGTAATGAATTCTGCGACTGTGGGTGCGGTGGTAACTGCCACTATTGCAACTACAGTTCTAACTGTTACCGCGGTTGCTTCAGGCGTTTTGCACGTTGGCATGACTATTAGTGGCGTTGGCGTTACGCTTGGCACAATTATTACGGCTTTAGGAACGGGGACGGGTGGTGTTGGAACTTATACGTTAAGTGTTGCAAGTACCGTAGCTATTGGCGTAACTATGTATGGAATAAACTTTTCTGTTTTACCATCTACTGACGGTGCGTTTAGCGGTGCAAACACGGTGGACATTATTGACAACTACTTTGTCTATAACAACCCAACAACTCAGCAATTTGGCGCTAGTGACCTTTTGTCGCCTATTTCACCCAATACCAGCTTTTCATTAAAAGATGGCGCACCGGATGATTTGGTGGCTTTGATTGTGGATCACCGAGAAATTTATTTGATGGGTGAAATTTCGTCTGAGGTGTGGACTGATGTAGGCGCTGTGCCATTTCCGTTTCAAAGGATACCCGGCACATCTACCCAACACGGCATTGCCGCACCATTTTCAATTTCGAGGCTTGGTAACTCATTTGCTTATGTTTCACGAAACAATCGTGGTCAATCCCAGATTATGCAAATGCAGGGATATGTTCCACAGCGCATTTCTACCCATGCCGTTGAAAACACTTTAGTCAATAAATACGTTAGCGATGCTATTTCTTGGACTTACCAACTTGAGGGGCATGAGGTTTTTGTTGTCACTTTCCCAACTTTGGAATTGACATGGGCTTATGACGCAACTACAGCGTTATGGCATAAATGGCTTTACACGGCTAACGACAACACTTATCAACGTCACCGCGGTAATTGCTGTGCTGTTTTTCAAGGATTGGTTATTGTTGGCGATTACGAAAATGGTAAGTTATATGAGTTGGATAAAACTAATTACACAGACGATGGGCAAAATATCCGCAGATTGCGGAGAGCGCCACACTTGGTAACTGAGTTTCAGCGTCAGTATTTTGATGAATTGCAGATTCAATTTCAGCCGGGCGTGGGAACTACTGGCACTTCTGGCGTTTTACAAGTTACAAATGAAAACACCATTTATTTGGGTGATACATATACAATTACCGCAAGTGCTACTTTGACAATTGAGCCTGAAAAAACTTACGTTTTGGCGACTCAAGCCCCTGTAATATCTACAACCACAAACAACCCTCAAGCAATGCTTAGATGGTCAAATGACGGTGGTTCTACTTGGTCAAATGAGCATTGGACAGGCGTTGGTCAACTTGGCAAATATAAAAATCGTGCTATTTGGCGCAGATTGGGGACAGCCCGTGACAGAATTTTTGAAGTTTCTGTAACTGATCCTGTGAACTTTGTCATTATTTCGGCAAATCTTAAAGTACAAGGGGCAGAAAACTAATGGCTACGTCTGGACTTTCAACCACACAGCAGATAAATCCTTATCCACAATCAGTTTTTTTGGATGGGGCGACTAACCGCCCTACGCGGTCATGGCAACAGTTTTTTCTTAACTTGTTGAATTTTAGTTCTGCTACGACTGCAACGGCCGGGTCTGCAACGCTACCCGCTAACCCTGTTGGGTTTATAAATATCACGGTAAATGGTCAGGCGTTTAAAGTGCCTTACTACAATGTTTGAGAAAGCCTAAATTATGGACAACCTAATAAATTCACTTGTTGGCAATTTTGTCGCTAACGCTGGTAATGCGGATATGACCAAAGTTACTGATTACCAAGGCAAGACTTATGACCGTGATGCGCTTTTGGCTTTGTCAAAACAGGTGGCGGGTTCAATTGACGCAAATGCTATAAAAGGCGGTGTGTTTAGCACTAAAGGTGAAAGTGTTGGTTTTAACTACGATGAAGCTACAAGGCTACTAGGCCATCCCCCGTCAGCGGCTGAACAAGTTATTTTGGATATGTCGCGCCATCTTTTAAATGAAGGCGTAACAGATTTAAACCAAGCTGATGCGTCAACTACAAACAGGCGTTTTGGTTCTACTTACACGGGCGGTGGTGGCACAATTTATGAACTTAAAAAGGATGCCGATGGCAAGCCTGTTATTTCATCGTGGAGTAGAGACACAAGCGACAAAAAAGCCATCATAGGTGGTTTAGCGCTTGCGGCATTAGCATTTGGCATTCCCGGAGTGACAGAAGGATTGCTTAGTAGCGCACCCGCTGGCTCAACATTGGCAACCGTTGGCGCAGAAGCGATTGGAACTGGTGCTTTAACAGCCGCAGAAACAACCGCTTTAGCTAGTGGTAGCACAGGACTTACCGCTGGTAGCAGTCTTAGTGGATTAACAGGCGGTAGCAGTCTTAGCGGTGTAACTGGAACTTTAGGCGCTACAAATGCGGCTCTTGGTAATGCGGCTCTTGGTACAACATTGGCGGGTGCTTCTACGCTTCCTCTTGGCACAACATTGGGCGCTTTAGGGGCGGCTGGTGCGGGTAGTTCATTATTAGGTGGTGCGGCCGCTGGTTCTGCTTTAGGAACTACTTTAGGTCAAGGTTTAGCCTTGAATGCTCTTGGTACTGGTCTTGGTGCTATTGCAAATCAAGCGGGTATAAGCAACGCAAGAGATGCAATTGTTCAAGGCGGTGCAACAGCAAACACCCAACTTAATAACGCTTACACAAATGCTCAAAACTTAAACACGGCTAACACCACAGCTTTAGGTAACAACTATCAAAACCTAAACAATAATTTAAACAGAACATTAAATTCTCAATATGATATTTACGACAGAACAAATCAAAGTCTGTATAACAACTATTCAAATTTAGGTACTAATTTAACTAACACGTTAAGTGGTCAAGTTGGTCAGTACAACACAGCTAATCAAGGCATCAAAGCAAATGCCGCAACACAATTAGGTTTGTTGGGTAGCACTTATCAAGGTCAAAAAGATCAAGCCGCGGCTAATGCAAATGCTTTAAATGCCAACTACGGTAATGCCCGTGGTGACTTATATGATATTTACAACCAACAAGTTGGCATTCAGCAACCTTATCAAAATGTTGGTCAAGCTGGTTCTGAAGGTTTAATTAATAACCAAGACTATTTGACCCGCCAGTTCAATGCAAATGATTTAAATTCTAATTTAGCGCCTAACTACGCATTTCAATTGCAACAAGGTCAAATGGCTAACCAACGCCTTGGCAACATGGGTGGTGGTGCAATAGGTGGAAACGTGGCAAGGGGTTTGCAAGACTACACGCAAAACTATGCTTCAGGCGCTTATCAAAATGCGTTTAACAACTTTAATACGCAACGCCAAAACATCTATTCCACATTGGCTGGCATGGCTAACATTGGCACAACGTCAGGCGGTCAATTGGCAAGCCTTGGCAATACTTTAGGCGGCAATTTAGGTTCTTTGTCTAATACTCTTGGTGGCAACCTTACAAGCAATACAGGCAATTTGATAAATGCTGGTACTGCTTACGGCTCTAACACCGCTGGCGTGACAAACAACTTGAACAATGTGTTGTCATCTAACCTTGGTCAATTGCAAGGCGCTTATAACCAATATGGTAGCAATTTGACAGGCGCTTCCAATACTTATGGCGGCAACATAGCAAACAATGCTAACCAATTGCAGGGCGCTT